GGAAAGTGTCAGCACATTGCCGCCCGCGAGCTTCAGAAGCGTCCGGTCGCCCGTGATCGATACATTCTTCAGCGTAAGCTTCGTGCCGCTGCCCACAGTGAGCGTCAGATTCTCAAAGCTGCTTTCCTCGCCGCAGAGCGTGACATCGAGATTTTCGCCCACGGTGATTGTCCCGGTCGAAAACCATGGAATGCGATACGTGCCCGACGCCTTCACCGCGCCGTTTTCCACCAGCGGAAGCTCTGCTCCCGTCGCCTGCTCCGTTTTCTCCTCACAGCACAGCCAACTAGGCAGGAGGGAATATGATGAGTGAAGCAAGATTATATGAATTAGCACATGAAGCTTTATTAACAAGATGGAGCAGGAGTTATGATGATGTTAGGAATTATCCTAATTGTGATTTTTTCGAAACACAGCAAAAGGAACTATGGAATGAGTTACTTAATCTTGAAAATGAAATGAAAAGCAAGGGATTTAAATAGGAGGAAATGGATATGAAATCAAAATACAAAAAAATCAAGTACACAAATACCGGGGTAAAAGCCCCGGTAGTAACTCTTATGAAATCCAACAAGGATCTTGACAGATCGGATATGATAAAGTTGAGATATCCGGAGTTGATCATAACTATAAGGAGAGTTGCAAGAAAGACCATGTACAACCGTGCAAAGTCTCAAATAAACATTGAAGCAGATCATTTTATTTCTTCATTTCATGTTTATGATACTATCAATGATGCAAGGATTGTGTGCGAAAACCTTTACATATCAATTAAAAAACCGGAATTGAATTTCCGCATAACGACCAGGGATTATGATACTATTTATGAGTATATGAAGGGAGTTTTGTATGATGCCAATGAATCCTAAAATTCCAACCAGTTCAAAGGGACTTAACGTCAACCCGAACATGCTGACTACCGCTGAGGCTTTACAACTCCGCAGACAGCTGGCAAAACGTCTGAATCAGCGTATGCGTAGGTTAAAGGCAAAAGGATTTGATTCAGAAGTTGGAGGTGCGTATGCAGATTATCAGGATCTGATTGCAAGATTTTTTCCGGGGAGATCAACCATCCCGGAAAACTTGGAAAATGAAAAGTATAAAGGCTTGCCTAGAACACAGGTCAAAGCCATACAAAAAGTATTGAAAGAAAAAAGTAGCACTGTGCAGGGTTGGAGAGAGATTATCAATCAACGTCAACAAACCCTCAGCACTGAATACGGAATCAATTTTAAGTCCAATGAGGAAATGAAACTGTTTTTCAAATCTGAGGTATGGAAGTGGATGCAGAGATTCTATGACAGTAAACAGACAATGCGAATCATCAGTCACAAACTGGATGATTCTACTGTTTCTGAGATCATAAAAGATTTAGAGAAGTTCAGAGTGCGAACGGATCCAGACATGGCTGATACGATTGCAAAACAACTCGGTTTTTCTGGTGAGGCTGAGGCTTTAAAGTACAGACCATAGCAGGGAGGGTAAATAATGGTAGTCGCAGGTTATCCGGTTATTTATTTTAAAAACTATGATTATATGCGGCTGTTCAATGGTGATTTCATCCGACGATCCAACGCTGGTCATTACCTTGGAGTATATGAAAAAATAATAACTGTCGATACGGAAACCTTTGTATATCTTAATAAAAGCATTGGCTTTGTCACAGACTGGACGATCACAATAGAGAATGACTGCTGTATTTACGGAAATCATGTATCAGATCTTATAGACACGATAGACAGAATATGCACAACTTTACATGCTGATGACAGCCACCTTGTAAGATTTTATGTGCATAATTTCCCTTATGACTATGTTTTTCTCCGTAATCATTTTTTCCAAAAATGGGGAAATCCGGACAAGTCATTAGCTGCTAAAACACATAAGTACATCTTTATGAAATGGACAGGACAAGGGATTGAGTTCCGGGATAGTCTTATCTTGACACAGCGGTCATTAGAAAAGCTTTGTAAAGACATGGGAACCACTGAGAAAGCTGTCGGAACATGGGACTATAAGAAGTTTCGAACTCCGGATAGCCCACGTACAGCAAAAGAAATAGCATACGTCTGTACGGATACGATAAGCTTATGCAAAGCCCTACGCAAATACATAAATCAGAGAGGCTTTAATGTGGCGAACTGTCCACTGACAAACACTGGCTTTATCCGGACGAATGCCCGCAGGAGATCAAGAAAAGACAAGAAATGGCGAAAGCAATTTGAACAAATGGCATTAACACTTGAACAGTATGACCAGATGCTTGATTGCTATCATGGGGGGTATACCCATGCAAACAGGTACTATGTTAATCAATTGATAAAAGAACCTGTTGAGTGCTATGACTTTGCAAGCTCATACATTGCTTGGATGTGCTATTGCAAGTTTCCAATGACGAACTTTTGCTATACAAATAACATAACCTTAAAAGACATTATGGAACTGAAAGAAGATTATGCTTTTTCCGGCTATATAAGATTAAAGAATCTGAGGTTGAAAAAAGAATGTCCTATGCCCCCGCTGGCTTTTTCAAAAGCAAAAGTTTGTGTTTTTCCGGAAGCAAAAAGCAAAAAAGAACAGTTTCATGAAAATCTGGATAATGGAAAGATCGTTAATGCTGATCTTGTCATATATCCCTTTACGGATCCGGATTTAGAAGTCATTCTGTCAAGTTATGATTATGAATGGGCAGACGTCTCAAAAGTCATGAGAGCGACAAAGGACTACTTGCCGGAGTGGTTCACTGATTACTTGATGGAATTGTTTTTTAAAAAATGCACCCTTAAAGGTTTGGACGAAGCAAACTACATGATCTCAAAAGGTGAGTTAAATGGAATGTACGGCATGACTGTACAGCGGATCATTCAGATCTTATGTACAGAGCTTATGGAATCCGGAGAGTGGGAATCAAAAGAGCCAGAGGACAGAGAGAAAGAACTTGAAAAGTTTTACAAAAATAAAAACAGCTTCATGCCCTACCAGTGGGGGGTTTTTATCACAGCTTATGCACAGGCTTATCTTTTCCGGCTAGGCCCCTGCTGCCGGAGATGGTTATATTCAGACACAGATTCCGTTAAGGGCACAGACTGGGATCATGATAAACTGGATGCATTTAATCAGTCCATAGTTGAAATGTCACAAAAAAGAAACATCGGAGTAGTTGAGTATAAGGGCAAAACATTCCGTCTGGGTATCGCTGAGTTTGACGGAATATACAGTGAGTTTATAACGATGGGTAGTAAGCGTTATTGCTACCGCTTAAAAAAAGATGCATCCTTGCATCTGACGGTTGCAGGAGTACCAAAAGAGGGAATCTATTGTCTTGATGATGACATAACGAATTTTCGAAAAGGCTTTATATTTAAGAATGATCTTACATTCCGCAGGAACTGCCGCAGGGCAAATGATTGGCAGGATCCTCATTGGAAAATGAAAACAGAGTATCTTTTTCATGACGGGATTAATGAAATGACCATTGACGGATGCAGGATTGAGTATGGCTGTGCTATCCGGTTAACTGATACAGAATATGAATTAGATCATACGATTCCGTATGATAAAGAAACAGGATTACCGCTACCGTTTGAAATGGAAGATACTGTATATGAATAGAATTGTTATAAATTTGTAATACTTTTGTAACATAAATAAGTTAAACTGTATAAAGGAGGTATAACCTATGAAAAAATTCTGGAAAGAAAACAAAGAAGATTTGAGTACCCTGTTTTGGACATGTGTCACTTTTGCTTGCATGTTTGCAAGCTGTCAAGTCTGGATGCTGTTAGGTGATTAAGGAGGTGAGTAAAAATGATTGATATGTCTGAAATTTATGAAACATTGCGAACAAGCAGTCTGAGAAAAGTGAGCTATGAGGATGATGAGATCAGTATCATAGCATACAAAGTAAGAAATATCATTAGAATTGATGTAAAGGAGGTACAAAGATGACGGCAATTTATGAATTATATGATGCATTACTTACTATAAAAGATTATTGTGCATCAAAAGACAATACATGCGAGGGTTGCCCACTCATTGATAGTGCTGATTGCTGTATTTTTATAAAAGAGACAGCACCATCAAATTGGAAACTGGTTGAACCAACAAGAAAATTATGTGAATAAAAGGAGAAAATACCATGTTAAAATCAAACGTAAAAATCACTTGCAAGCCATATAACGGTAACTCAAAAACAAAAGCCTTTATTGATCTGGTTCTGGATGATACACTCATAATTAAAGGACTTACACTGGTTGAGGGAAAAGAGGGTCTTTTCCTGTCATTTCCAAGCAAAAAAGGGAAAGATGGAAAATATTATAATTCCGTTTACTCACTTGATAAAGAGTGGGTGAAGCTTTTGCAGGATGCTTGCGTTAAAAAGTATAAGGAATGTAATCAGACTTCACAGCCTGCATCCTCCGGGGGTGGATTTTGTTAATGAACATCTATGATAAAAATGGTTGGCTGGATGTTCCAATGATCGTCCAGCTTGCTGACAGAAATAAAATTAACTTTATTTTTATCATTGGAGCAAGACGAACAGGGAAAACGTATGGAATCTTCCAACACTTTATCAATGATGTCTTTTCAAAAAATGAGAAGATCATTTACATGCGCCGGACAAAAGAACAGCTAACAAAAGTTTTTCTTCCGGAGTTTGACCCATGGTTGGACATAAACAAAGATATGAACAGATTTTTTCACTTCGAAAAACCAAGAGGAGAATACGGGCGTATTAAGATTATGGAGCAGACAGAGGAAGAGGAAGTATACAGAGGTGAGGCTTTTTGTCTTACCTCTATGCACAACAACCGTGGTTTCTCCGGTTCGGATTTCTCTGAGGGCATTTATGATGAGTTTATCCCGGAGAAGATTGCTAAGTCAATCAGTGGGGAGGATAATGCTTTTTTAAATGCTGTCGAAACAATCTCAGCAAATAGGGAGTTGCAAGGAAAGAAACCATTCCGCTGGTGGCTTGCTTCCAATTCTAACACCTTGGATAATGCAATAGTGCAAGCTTTTGGTTTGCTTCCAATATTGGAGCGGATGAAAAAGAATAAGCAGGAGTTTTCCATGCTCAAAGAGAGAGGAATCATCTTGGTTCTGATAAATGATTCCCCAATTTCAGAAAAGAAAAAAGATACTGCTTTGTATCGGGCATTATCGGGCGATACTGACTTTGCAAAGATGGCTTTATCTAATGAATTTGCATATGATGATGTTTCCGCTATCCGATCAGAGGACATCCGGCAATACAAGCTAATTTGTGTGATCGGAAAAGTTGCAATTTATGAGCATAAATCGAAAGCACACTTGTATGTGTCAGATCATGTTTCTGGGTCTTGTAAAGATGTGTTTGAGGACACCCAACATGGAAAAGACCAATTTAGATGCTTTTATAGTTGGATTGATAGCTATCGTCTGACAAATAGGATAAGTTATCAAAATATTTCAGTAAAATTTTATATTGACAAATTATTCAAATAAACTTATATTTTACTTAGGTCAATGTGGCTACATCAACCGCCGGAAGCGGATGCCGTGGGGTGATTACCCGGAAGCATTGACCTATTTTAAATTAACTTCCGGCAGAAAAGGAGAAAAGAAAATGAAAGTAGATCAGATTTTAGAACTTGGAAAACTTGGATTTACAAAAAATGAGATCATGGGGATTCTGAACGCTCAGAGCATGTCCGGACTTGGACAGGTTCTAACTCCGGAACAGGGTACTCCACAGCAGACTACTCCGGTACAGATTCCAACTCCGGTACAGATTCCAACTCCGGGACAGGATGCAACCAATACAGCATTGCTGACAGCAATCAACACTTTGACTGCTACGTTACAGGCTGGGAACCTGTCAGCATCTGGAAAAGCTGGATCAGCACCACGTACTTCTGACAACGTAGCGGAAGATCTGATGAAACTCATGAACTAAGGGGGGTAAATAAATGGCAAACAGTTTAATAGTCCAGGATGCCTATTTAATCATCAATGATTTATATAAAATGGCTACTGGTCGTGAAAACATCAAAGCAGTAGATACAAGCTCCTTTGTGTCGGTTGGTGAAACCATGTTGCGGACAGGTGTAGAACCAACACTGAAAGCACTCAGTCAGTGGTGTGGAAGAACCTACTTTGAAATGGAAAAATACAGATCCGGAGTGTTCCGGTCAATCATTGAGAATAACGAACGCTGGGGGGCTATCACACGTGAGATCATTTCACTCCCACTGGATGCAGAAGCTTCGCAGGATTGGAATACAGATTTGAGTGAAAATCAGCTTGCAGATGGACAGTCAGTTGATATGTACAAGATCAATGCTCCAAAACTAGTAGAGTTGAAATTCTACGGTAGCAAAGTTTTACAGTCGCATATTACAAGATTCCGGGATCAGCTGGCGTTGGCTTTCTCAAATGAAGCAGAGTTTCTTATGTTTGTAAGCTCCTATATGACATCTTACTACAATGACATTGAATCCAGAAATGAAGCAAAGCGTAGACTGACAGTGCTCAACTTCATGGCAGGTATCTCCTCACTTGGTACAAATGAGGTGGATTTAACAAAGGCATACAATACAGAATATGGAATGCAGCTGACAAGAAAGCAGCTTTTAAGCCCGGAGCATCACAAGGACTTCATGGCTTTTGTAGTATCACGTATTAAGAAAGATTCAAAGAAGATGCAGGATCGAAGCACAAAGTATCATATGAATCTGACTGGAAAAGATATTCTGCGCTTCACACGTCCGGAGAACCAGAAGTTGCTTATGTACACTGATTTCTGGGTTGACAGTGAAACACAGGTATTGCCGGAAGTATTTAACGACAAATACTTAAAAATTGCCGACATGGAGCTTGTAAACGGTTGGCAGGAGTTTGACAGCCCGGCTATCAATATTACACCAAACATTATTGATGCAACCGGGGTTTCCAAAACAGCTACGACAGCGGTAAATCTGCCATATGTACTTGGTCTTTTATATGACCGCAGGGCTATGGGAGTAAATAATCAGTGGATGTACTCAGCAGCTACACCATTCAATGCAGCCGGTGGCTATTACAACATCTTTGATCACTACCGCTTCAATGCTTGGAACAACTTCACACACAATGCAATCCTTTATGTACTGGGGGAGGGGGGAAAATAAAATGTTAGCCGCGTTATTAACTATTCCTGCCGGTGGTTCTATAACTGTAAAATTTCCATTTAAAAAAATAGGTATAAGAAGATTAATAGTATCTTCTCCTCATAATGATAGTACATTAAATTATGACGGAATCCCAATTATTAAGTTTAACAGTTCCAACGGATTTGTTGAATTGAATTTTGAAAGCTATTACGGATATCCGGATTCGTCTTTATTTTCAATGATTAATAATGGAACTACTCCTGTACAAGCGACAGTGCTTGTCGATTATGTCCCAGACGCACCTATAAATAGTGATTATTTTGAGAGGAGTTAGCATGATGGACACATTTTTAACTATATTGGGAAACTATGCGTTTCCGATCGTATGCTGTTGTGCCATGGCATACTTTGTGAAATACATGTACGACCAGACCAATGCAAGAGTTGACAAACTCAATGAAGAGCATAAAAATGAAGTTGACACACTTTCTGAAGTCATTAAAAACAATACGATTGCCTTAGAAAAAATGAACACATTAATTGAACAGATTGGAAAGTAGGTGCTATATGACTGCAAATGAACTTGTAGCATATGCTACTAATTTAATTGGTACTCCTTATGTGTGGGGTGGTAACACCCCAGCACAGGGACTTGACTGTTCCGGATTGCTTTACTATATCCAGAAAAAAGCAGGATCAGAGGTTGAAGATATGACTGCTTCTGGCTATTCGACGATTGGAAAAAAGATTGATATTGGGCAGAAAAAACCGGGTGATTTTCTCTTTTTTGGCAGACCAGTGACCCATTGTGCTATTTATGTTGGAAATGGATATATGATTGAAAGCCGAGGAGGACGAAAAAACACTGCTTCCAATCCTGGTATTGGAGTTGTCAAAAGCCTTGTAAGTCGTAGATCTGACTTATCCTGTGTCCGCAGGGTATGGACAGAATATAATGAAGCACTAACCTATTCGATTGGAAAAACTTATACAACCAGAGTTGACCATTTACATGTTCGTTTTTCTGTCTGGGGGCAGATCAAAGAGTATGCACAGCTGACAAGGGATGGTATGAAACATGCTTATTCTGATGGTTGCTTGAAAAAGGGAACCACAGTCACGGTAAAGGATGTCAAAAAGGATGATGCCGGAGCGACGTGGGTTAAAATTCCATCCGGTTGGATTTGTGCCATTACTTCAAAAGGCGAGGTTTACTTATCATGACAGAGATTATCTTATACCATTTTTCAAAAAGAAAAAACAGTACCAAAAGACCAACGGGACAGGGCACTACTGTGCCCTGTCTTTTAAAATCAAATACAAATTTTCAGAATCCAGTATTTAAGTTAAAGCTAACATTGGACAGTGCATTGCAATACAACTATGTGAAATGGGCTGACCATTACTATTTTATCAATTCGACAGTTTCACTGAATAATGACATGGTTGAGATCTCAGCGAGTGAGGATGTGCTGGCAACCTACCGGACAGAGATCAGCAACTATACATGCTTTATCGAGCGATCTGGTAAGCAGACTACGCTTGCCAATGATAGCATGTATATACCAACAAATGATTGGGTAAGTCAATCTACGATTGTTGGACAGCCAATAAATACGTTTGTGAATGGGTATGCACCAAACTATTTACTGCGCACTGTATCAGTTGAGGGAGTAAACACCTATTATATAAGAGGTGAGCAATTAAAAGAGTTATGCTCATTTATGTACACCTATGGTTCTATTCCGGATGTAATGGAAACAGCATTGACACGTTTACTTTTCAATCCATTTCAGTATATTCTTGATTTAAAATGGTTACCTTTTAGAGTTGATAAGTTTATAAATATACTAGACACCGTAAAGCTTGGATACTGGGACAGCAATGCAAATGCCTATTTGATAGGTGATGCAAGTTGTACTTTTTCCTACGATTTAAGCCTTGGTAATCCCTTATATGCTGATACAGATTTTAGATTTTACAATGCATCTTTTTCAAAGTATAGCGTAAAGCTTCCATTTGTGGGGGTTATTCCTATCAATCCAGCAAAGACCCATAAGGGGCAGTTAAAAGCCACTTATAACTTTGATGCTGTATCCGGCATGGCTGACGTTTGGTTAACTTCCGGATCTGATGAATATGCACACTTCCAATGCCAGCTTGCTGTTCCGGTGCAAATTGGGTATGCTACGGCAAACATTGGTCATCTTACTAGCAGCTTGATAGACGTAGGAACAAGCCTTGCTTCCGGTAACCCAATAGGGGCTATCACAAATACGTTGGGAGCATTTCAGAGTGTGACTTCTCCGGAGCCTAACATGGTAGGAACAGTTGGAAACATTGGCAGTATACTTAATAACATGGAAGCAAACAGCATCTGCTATGCCTGCACAAGCATAGAACCGGATGGAACTAGTGAGGGTTATGTAGATGGCACTGTACGCTCTATTTCTGGACTGACTGGCTTTGTAAAGTGCCGGAACGCATCTATTCAGATTGCAGGATTTGAGGGAGATCAAGAGCAGGTTAATAGTTACTTAAACAATGGTTTTTACTTTGAATAGAGAGGAGATAAACATGTGGACACCGGTTAATTTTGATAAAATCAACATTTGCACAAATTACTTCCAGCCATCCGGAATAAAAGTGGATAGCTTATACACAGATACGTTTGATCGGATGCTTTATGAGCGTGTTTGTTCCATTTTGGATATTAGATATAATGGAACTATTGACATCGATTACTTCAAATATTGCCTGCTTTTCGGTGGGTATATTTGCATCACAAAGACAGATCTTTATGGGCTGATTGCACAATACCCAATGTTGACAGGCTACAATATTTATTTTAAGCCAACCACAGCTACTATACACACTTATGCAAGCAACGCTGTGATTGACATGGAAGACATGGAGATCGGGAAAGACTGCTCTGTCATCTATCTTAGACCAACTTTTTGTGGGATTGGTGATATCATTGGATTTTACAGCTATAAGCTGGCACTGGTAGCATCTGCTTTTGACATGAATGTGTTTAACTCAAAACTTGCCTTTCTGATAGCTGCAAAAAGCAAAGCAGCAGCTCAGACGTTGAAAAAAATCTATGACAGCATACAAGCTGGTAATCCAGTTGCAGCTTTTGATGTATCAATAAAAACAGAAGATAGACAGGGAAGCAAGCAGGATGCATGGGAAAGCTTTAATAAGGATCTGAAGCAAAACTTCATAGCTCCGGAGCTGATTGAGGTGTTTGAGAAACTTCTGGACCAGTTCGATACAGAGGTGGGGATCCCATCTGTCGGATCTGATAAAAAAGAGCGACTGAATGTACTTGAGACAAGCAAAAATGATGCAGAATCCGTGACAAGGCTTACTACTTGGCTTGAGACCATGCAAGCAGGAGTTGACATGACAAATAGGCTTTATCCAGAGATGAACTTATCAATCAAGATAAGAAGTTATGAAACTGCGGAGGTGAAATCATATGGGACTTTATAAGGTGACGATAGCTGGGCTTTATGAATGGAATAACACTCTGTTTGATAAAATGGAATTCCCAGAATCAGCAGACAAGCAGAATTTTATTGACAGCTTGCTTCTGTCCTATGGGGATTGTGAGCCATTATATCCGGACTGGGATTTCATGCATGATAACGCTATTCCTGCATGGAGTAGGAAGTGGAAAAGAAGCATAGACAAAGTCTATAAAGTATTAGATTTAACTGATTATGAACCACTTGAAAACTATGACCGTCATGAAGAATGGACAGATAGCCCGGATATGACACGAACAAGTCAGAGTTCCGGACAGGATGTAAATAGGGCAGAAGCAGGACAGGGAACCACTACAACCAACTCTGGGGCAGATACAGCTATCAATGATGTCAGTGCTTTTAATGATTCCAACTACAGTCCGAACGAAAAAACAACAACAGAGTACGGGGGCAGCACAAAAGTACAAAGCTCTGGGGAAAACAAAAACACATTTGAATACGGAAAAGGTGAAACAAGCCGAGAGACAGGACAGAATAAGCATTCCGGACGTATTCATGGGAATATTGGTGTGACCACTTCACAGCAGATGGGGCTATCTGAGCTCAGTCTGAGGAAACAAAGCTTTATTGATTATTGCACCGGACTATTTGCACAGGACTTGCTTTTATTAACTTATTAAGGAGGAATAAATTATGTTTTTCACATATCCCCATAGTAAATCACAAGATATGAACTTAGACTGGGTACTTAAAGTTGCCAAACAGGCTGACGAAGATCATGAAGAATGGACGCATATAAAAGACACAGCACAGACCATGATTGATGATGCTATTCAAAAATCACTTGATGATGGAGAGATTGGAAAAGTAGTAAATGAAGCCACTACAAAAGTCATCACTGAACAGATTGACCCATTAAAAGAACAGGTTGGAACAAATACAGCTGAGATCACAAAGTTACAGAAAAGGGACGGACTTTTTGACCACTCCGGAAAAACCATCATCATCGGAGACAGCTACACGGTTGGTTATAGTCCAGAGGGTAACTTACAGCCCTGGACTACAAACTTTATCAAGTACACAGGACTTGAGGATGTAACAATCTCCGCAAATGGGGGGGCTTCATTTTCGACAGCTTCCAATTCATTCCTTATGCTTTTAAATGCTGTCCCTGCTTCTGATGACGTGAAACAGATCCTTGTAGTTGGAGGGTTTAATGAGTTCGGAACCTATTCAGAAATTGAAAACGCAATCAATGCTTTTATGGGTGCTGCGGAGGTCAGATTCCCAAATGCAAAAGTCTTTGCCGCTATGGTAGCATGGTCAGTTGACCGGACGGACGATCCGAACGTGCAAAACAGATTAAAGATTGCAAAGAGTGTGTATAATACACAGCGGAAGAATTGGCGGTATCTGACAGGCTCAGATTATATCCTCCATGCTGACGGTTTCCTTGGTTCTGACGGATTTCACCCAAACGCAACAGGGCAGGAACGGCTTGCTACCTATCTTGCTACAGCTGTAGAAACAGGAGCATGTAGTCCATCATTTTACGAAGTTAGTGCAAACTTTGAAGCAGGTGACTTTGCACCAACTCCGGGATCAAGCTGGGCTTTTGTGAGTTCGTATAATGAAAATACAAGCACTTTAATCTGGGGTAACTATGTTTGCTTACCAAACAGCGGAACACTTGTCTGTGACGGCACTGAGTACCACTTAGGGCGCATCTATTCGACTTCCTTTATCGGAGATCATAACGGCTATACATGCTACCCAACCGCTGTGATCGTTAAGTCCGGCAGTGACTTTTTTCACATTCCTGCACAGCTTAACTTCCGAGGTCGACATATCTATTTGAGTTTGTATGATGTTTCTGATGATAAGCACTACTACCGGACTTTGACAGAAGTTACACAGGTACAGATTCATAGAGGATCAATTACCATGTAAATATAAAATATGATAGCCCAGCAACCGCTGGGCTATTTTTATGCATCTATCAAAAAGTTTCTGAGCAACTTTATTACTCCCCAGTTTGTAGATAGATGATATATTTCCGGATCTTTAAATAAGTGATAATAAGCTACACACCAGTATTTAGACTTTGTCAAGGATATTTCAACACAGTCTAAGTAACAAAGGTAGTACACACATAAATAATCGCCATTTTCGGATAATCCGCAAGTATAGCCTTGCTTCTCAAGATCACAAGTGAGTTGTTTAAGGTTCATAACCTCTTTATTATAGTATTGATTGTATTTCATGGTTTAATCCTCCTATTTAAATCCCTTGCTTTTCATTTCATTTTCAAGATTAAGTAACTCATTCCATAGTTCCTTTT